TCCGGCACGCGGGCCGGGATAACCGTGCTGCTGGAAGTAGTAAAGAACGCCTGAATCATGTGACCAACGTAGCCGTGGTAACAACGTATTGCTGCCGCGCATCCGTCGCCGCCGCAAGGCTGCTAGACGATGGGACATCGCTTCCTGCTGTGGTCGCGGGTGACACAGGGGGAAGCAGTCCATTGTTCGGTGTAGACCACCGACGCACGTTCGCGCCGCTTGGGGCCGTAAACGTGCTGAAGCCAACCGTGCTGCCTGCGCCTACGTCGTAGGTCACGTAGGACCGCTCAAACACGCCACTAAACAGGCGGTTCCCTTGCGGGTCATACTTGCCGTGCGACACCCGCCAATCCTCGCTCGCAAGGTACGCCTGCGTAGGAAGCGGTCGCTGATACCGTGGCGGGGCTTGGTTCATCCGCGACACTTCGATGTATTCGGTCACCACCGCCGTAGGCTTGCGCGTTTGGAACAGCAGGTCCGGCGCATCGACGTACATGGGAGACAACCGGACGATGCCGGGGTCCACCGTGGTCTTGGTGTGGCCGTGAGTATCCCCGATTGCCGTGGTGAATCCGCTCACGGATGCGGGCTGCGACTGCGTTCCGCTAAACGCACCGCCCAACTCCGTGTTCATCAAGTTCACGCCATCGGCATTGCTAATGATTGCAACATTGATGGGGCCGAACGTATTGGCTTGGGGGATCGTAAACAACGCCGCCTGCGGCATGGTCCCGCCCGTGTTTGCCATGCCGTCAATCAGGTTGCCGACGAAGTACGGAAGCATCGCATACTGCGATTCAATACCCGATACCAGCATGGATGAGCCGTACGGCGGGGCTTCCCGCGTTTCCGTGCGCGTGATCGTGAACTGGTTGCCGACCATGTAGGCCAGCCCGAGGATGCTGGTGCTGCTTGCCGAATCGCTGCCTTTTGGCTGCACCATCGCGTCAAGTTCAAACCGGATTGAAAACCCGGTCAGAAGTTCGCGCTCCTCAACCCGTAGGCGCGTGATCCAAGTCTGCTGGAAGTTCAGGTCTACCCGCGTCTTGGCAAGTTCGACTGCCGCCTCCACCAGTTTCCGGTTGCCTGTCGTGCCCGTGATGTTCTTCAATCCCTGCTCGCCTTCCAGTTCGCAGGAGAATTGAATCGTGGCGAGCGTGGCGTTCTGCATCGACCGTTCGTAGACGCAGTTCATGTTGCCAACTTTCACACCGTCCGGAAGGTCATGGGTGTGCCACTTGTCCGTGAACGAGTAGGTGAGCATCGTTCCCAACTCGTCCAGCGCAAACTCCTGCCCCTCACGCCGCCAGCCCGGACCCGGCACAGGCGGGATAATCGCATTCCGAAACAGGTCGGCATATGCCACGCGGCCCGTAAATGACGATGGCCCGGTCGGTGCAGTCGTAGAGCCGCCCGAAGTGCTGCGCGTGATGTGCAGCGTGCCGTTTACGGTGCGCGTCGGCTTCCCGGCTGCGTCCATCGACATCCGCTGCGTCCAACGGTGCGCCGTCACGGTCTGATTGCCGTTGAACGTCACGTGGTTCTCAATCTCAAACCGCATCAACGCCGTCTGCGTGCCGACGATTTCCGTTGTCTCCACCTTTGCGGTCGGCCAGCCGCGTGCGTCGGTCGATGCCGAGAACAGGCTTTGCCCATTGACTGTGAGCGAAGCCGTGTTCAGCCTGCCCGCCGAATCGCGCAACGTGTTGAGGAACGTGCTGTAGTTGGTCGTACCCGTGTTGACGATGGCCGTGCCGCGCACCATGCGCTTCTGTTCCGCGACAATCTGCGTTCCCTCCGCATAGATCGGGTCGCAGTTGTAGGCATCCACCTGCACGTTGTTGAACGTCGCGCTCGCGCCCGTTGACAACTGCATGACGAGTGTGCTTGGCATCTCAATACGCCTTTCCGGTCATTGCGCGAATGTCCGCTTGGAACCACGCATTGACATCGTTTGGGTCGGCTTCGTTGGTCTTGCGCGTGTTGTCCTCAATGATGCCGAGATACTTCAGCACCTCGCGCAATCCGTACAACGCGCTTCCCGGCAGGGCGGCATCAAGCAGGTATCGGAATGGGGCTTCCAACGCTTCTGCCATCCGCGAAGGAATGTTCATTATGAACAGCACGGCGGTTCCCAAGTGATACAACATCCCCGTAAGCACGGAAAACGCCTGTGACAGTACCGAAGTGAATCGACCCAGTTCACGGGTGAAGAACGCCTGCATTTCGATTTCGTACGTTTGGGTCCGAAGTACCCGTGCGTACAGTTTCCCGTTCTCTGCGGCTTCGTACATTGCCAAATCGAGTTTGAGGAACTGCTGTCGCAGCAATTCAAACTGCACGCGCCCGCTATAGATGCCAACGGCTTCTACGCGCTTCGCCGTGAAGTCTGCCGATGCACGAAGCCCCGCAAGCGCAAGCGATGCCACGGACCCGACAATCGACAGGCGATACAACGCCTTGTCCACTACCTTGCCCGTCTTGCCAAGCGCATTGATAACCGTGCTGGTCGCCGTGCCTTCGCGCATGAGTTGCGCGTAGCCGCCCATCGTCGGCGCACGAAAGAAGCCCACCAGTTCCGCCCGAAGGTTGCTCGCAAAGCCCGCAGCGCGTGCGCGGTCCACCTGCATCGCCACCATGCCCGAAGCCACCGTGCGCTTGACATCGCTAAAGGCTTGGTACGAATTGCTCACCGATCCTGCCAAAAACCCGACCGCCGAAGAAATGCGGTCCTGCATGGCCGTCAAGGGGCCGAGCAGCCGATTGCCCATGCTCGTCTGCAAGCCGCCACCACCGCCGCCCGGACCACCGCCGACGTTGCCGCTACCCGCTCCACCCCCGCCCCCGCCGCCAAGTTCGCGGATGTTGATGCTGATTGTTCCTAGATCCTCCACGGCTACTTCACCTCCCAATCCATCTCATAGCCGAACTCGTAGGTGTCCTTTAGGGTCAGCCACCCCTCCAGTTCCGGCACCGCCTGCACCGTGCCGCCGTTGCGGAACGTCATCGGCACCGCCATGCGACCATCAAAGGTGCGCTGCACCAGCCATTCGCGCAGGACATCCGCGAACTGCTGGATGCCTTCGCCTCCTGCGATTCGATACGTGCCGCGCATTACCGGGTCGGCCATGCCGCGCCACCACACCACCATGTCTACGCTCGTCCGAATCAGCCCTACGCCGCTGTTCGGGTGCGCTGCCGTATCCGGGCCGGGAACAATTTGTATGGCGTACGTACCCACCATGTCATCAATCGGGGCTTCCACGATGTAGACGTTCGACCCGTACCCGCGCTCCTGCATCCACTCCGCAAGTCGGTCGCGCACTTCAAACAGGATTTCGCCCGTGTTCGTCATCGCGCCTGCCTCATGGAATCAATCTCAATCTTCTGCGCCAGCCGACTGCTGCCCGTCGCGGCGTACACCGTCGATGCCATCTGCTTCCCATCACCAAAGGCAATCGAAATAGCGCGAGCAAACACAAGTGCTTGCGCGGCTTCGACTGCGGGGATGTTCGCCATGAGGCCCATCGCCGTGTCCGTGTCGAACTCTGTCGGCGGTCGCCCGTAGACGCTTACGAACCGGGCTACCGCCTTCAGCCGTTTCCCGCCTGCTCCACCCTCTGCGCTGCACGCGCATACGCGGCGAACAACTGCGCGTCCGTCGCGCCCTTCGCTACGTCTGCCGTGCGGCTTGCCTCGCGCATTGCGCGAGCAAGTTCCGGCACGCCGGGGTTCTGCCCGCCGTTCATCGCCTGAAGCGTCGCGGTCACTTCGTTGAACTGAAACACCAGCCGCCCGTTGGGGAGCGACACGGCGAACAGCATCGGATCGTCGTTTTCGGTTAGTTCGATAGGCATTATGAAACCGTCGCGTAGGCGTAGAGAAGATTGCTAGACGGATTCGGGATGCAATGGAAGTTCAGCGCAAGCACGCGCTCGCGGTTGCCCCATTGCGAATCCGAAACGCTGTCCGAACGCAGGAAGGCGTGCGTGAAGGTGTAGGCGAGATTGCCGTTTGCCACCGACCGAATACGCAGACCGAAGAAGCCGTTGCTGCTCACCAACTGCCGACCCACAACCGGGGTGAACGAGTTGCCACGGTTGTCCGTCAGCAGGTTGGTCAGGACATCCGCATCCCACTTCACCAGCGCGCAAGTCACGATGGCTTCGGTGTTCTGCATGACAATTTCTTCCGGCACCGCGCCGCTAGAAACCGTCTTGACTTCGTGGCGATGGTCGGTGAACGAGATGGACGGCAGGTTGTCGTTGTCCGACCGCCCAAGTTCCGTGTACGTGCCGCTGTTGGCCGTATCGACGGAGATGATGGTGGGTCCGGGGACGTACAGAGCGATAGGCATGGGTCAAGTCCTCTTGAGAATGGATCGTAGTCCGAGATAGATGCTCTTTCCAACAGCGGTCATCTCCTGCCGCGTCGGAAGGAGGAACGGTCGTGCTGGCACCTTGACTCCCCGCCGAGCCAGCAGGTAGTCGCGCCCCTCCGTGAACCCTTCCTTGCCGGGATCGTTGCCCGTGCCGTGGCCACGCTTGGCCGCAAGGGTGAGGGGGATGTAGTTCGTGCGCTTGGTCGTAAGCCCCTTGTCTTGATACAAAGCGTACTTCGGGCCGCGCAGGGTCACCTTGATGCTGCTGCCGCTTGCCTTCCCGGTGGCCGTCAGACTGCCGTAGAGCAGCCCGGTGTTCCGCAGGGGGTGCCCGCCGTTACGGTAGCCCGGAACGCGCACAAGGTATTCCGTACGTCCTGAAGCCGTTTGGCGGGTCTTGACCACCGTACCGCCCTTCACGGGCTTGCTCGTCCAAAACTCGCCGTATAACGCCTTCAGGGGGGCGTAGGCGACCGCCTGCCCGCCCGCGCCGCGACCCTCTGAACGGTCGATGTGTTCCTTCATGTAGTACGCGACGATTTGCGCGATGCCCGCCGCCACGGACGGGTCGCGCAACGCCTGCCGCACCCGGCTGCGCCAGTTCACGGATAAGCCGTGGGTCGGCGGGGCGGGAAGAATTGCGAGTTAGACACTTGGTTGTACCACCCGGTCACGGCAGAACCCACCGCCTTGACCACGGGCGTACCCGCGTCCGCATTCGCCCCCACGGAGCCGAACAGCATCTTGCCGTCCCGCAGTCCCTCCAGCATGGAATACGTCTGCTTGATTCGCTGCTCAATCGCGGGGGTCAACTTGGACCCGCGCCGCTGGAACAGGAACTCCGTCGCAAGGTCAACAGCCATCGTGACCAGCAACGGATCGTTGGCCGCGTCAAGCGCAGCCAATTCCGCGTCCGTGTAAATGTTGCCGACACGGACATACGACCGGATGATGGCCGTCGCCCGGTCCAGCGCGTGCGTAGTCATCGGGTTCGGCCCCGGCATCGGCGTGCCCGCGTCGCCACACAACTGCGCGATGATGTTCTGATCCAGCGCAGCCTCTAGGTCGGCGTAATTAGCGTATGCCATCGTGCCGCCTTTCAGAAGCCGGGGAGGGGGGGCCGAAGCCCCCCCCACCCGTTGTCCGCTGCTTCACCTATCAGGACAGAACGTCTTCAATCAGATACCCGCTAACCGGAGCCACCAGCGTGGGCACCGAGTTGTCGATCACGCGCCCCTCAATGCGGCGGTTCATCGGGTCGTTGAACTGCTCCACGGTCATGTCCTCGTAGGCGAACATCTGGAGCGTGCTGAAGGACGTTGCGCCCTCCACCCCGACCAGCCCACCCGGACGCGACACGAACACCGCCGACTCGCCGTAGATGTACGAGTTGGTTTGGGTGGAGTTGCCCTTCTTGCTGGTGTTCTTGACCGAATCATCCACCACGACATCGCCAAGTCCGAACAGGGTCGGCGGGATGCCCCACCGCGAGAACGTATCCGACCCCTGAAGGAACGACAGGGCGGCGGGGTAGTTCTTCACGTACTCACGCACTTCCGGCGACTTGGAAATGGCGTTAGCAACAATGGGCGAAATCACCATGATGAGTTGGTTCGGGGACACCGCGCCACCCGTGGACAGGCTGATCTGACGCATGACAGCCTGAATGCTGTGCTGGATGTTGCCATCCGCAGCCGTGGCGCTGTTCCAGTAACCCGTGGCGGAAATCGGGGACGCGGTGGGGTTTGCCACCGTGTTGCCGCCCCAGTTGCCCGTGGTGGTGAGAACGGTAGCCGCACGCTGCGTACGGGCCGTCATCGCCAACTGCGCCTTGCTGCGAGCGTGCTGCGCAACGACATCCCACGCGGCCTGCTGTGCAGTCTCCTGCGGGATGTAGAAGGGGAACGCGAACCGCTGCGTGGCGTACTGGAAGAAGTCAAACGCATTCTGCTTGCCCGTGGGTCGGTCGTTGCCGAGCGGCCAAGCGAATTCGTTTGTGGTGGCCTGAAGACGAATGTTGTCATTCGTGTCCTGCCGCAAGTAGTAACCCGTCATCTTGGTGACGGGGACGATCTGCGCATAGCGCGAGATAGCAAACGAGTTGACGCTTCGGGTGAACTCCACCTGAAGCGCGCCCGTTGCAAGATCATTGGTGGACGGGACGTACGTCGAAAGTCCACCACCGACAACAGAGAATGCCATTGTTTAGTCCTCCTTGTAGGTAATGGCTTACGGAGCAGTAACACGAGTGCCGAAGCGGAACGCACGGATGATGTCGCCCGCTGCGCCAGCAGTTTCAAGTGCCATGTAGTAGCAAACCGTGCTTGCGCCCGCGCTCACCGCCCGACCGACCGAATCCGAAGTCAGAAGCGAACCGATGGTGCTGATTGCCGCACCCGCCTCAACCTGCACCGTGTTCGACGGCTGAAGGGTGATCGGATCGCCCGCCGCAGCGTGCAGGGATGACGAAAACACCTTGACGCTGCCATCCGTGACACCAAGCACGTTGTCCGAAGCAGCGTTGGCCTGTGCGCCCGTAAACGCCGTCGATGTAGCGATCTCTACGAAGCGGAACGGGTTGATATCGCCGCTTGCGATGAAGTTCGGGGTGAATCCCATTTCAGACATTGCTCATTCCTCCTGTTTCACCGCTTGATGCGGCTGTTGATTGCCTTAGCGAACTCCTCAGGACGGCCAGCGAACTCGCGGACCATGCTGGAGATTTCGTTCTTGTTGATGTCCGTGCTGCTGGGCAGGGCGGCGCGGCTCATGTCGATACGCACGTTCATGGGATCGCGGGTGAACAGTTCCCGCCAACCCTCCAGCGTTCCCGCCGGATCATTGCTTGCCTGAAGTTCGGCAACAAGCCGGGGACGCTGGGCGGCGGGGATTCGGTAACCCTCGCTCTCCATGATGTCCAGTTCGCGGCCAAACTTCTCACGGCGGATTTCCGCCTTGAGCGAGTCCAGTTCGCGCTTCATCTTGGCGTTCTCGCGGCGCAGCGCGAAGGTGTCGGCGGAACCGGGACGGGCATACATACCCATCTCCATCTCCTCCTCCTCCTCGCCACCGTGGGAGTCGATGTCGATATGCACGCCGTCGCCTTCGCCGGATTCCTCCGCGAACTGCTCCGTGAGCATATCTTCCGCCGCCATCTCCTCCTTCTCCTCCTTGCCTTCGCCAAAGTGCTTCTTCATCATGGACTTCATTTCGTCCATGTCACACTTCAGCGCGGCGACTTCCTTCCGGATGTCATCGTCAGCCATGTTGGTGTCCTTCGTACCGGGAACGTAAGTGGATAGCCCGCCTCCGACCGTCCCCATGTCGAAGCGCAGCGAACGTGCGAACCGGACCAGTTCACCCTTGCGGGTGAAGTGCGTGTCGGGAAGGGGACGGCGGGGGGTTTCACGCCCCAGCAACGCCACTTCCGACAGGTGATTCTGCTCCGACCAAATCTCCGCGCTACGGCGCGGGAAAGCATTGGTCGCCAGCAACTTGTCGAATACGGGCTTCTCCACCTCGCAGTCGCCCACGATGAAGCCCACCCCGTCGCGCTCCTCGTACCCGATGTTGGTGAAGCGGCCCACGCTGGACTTGGGTTCGTTCCCGTCCTTTTCGTGCATGACCACCAGCCGGGGAAGCGACCCGCGTTCCATGTATCGCCGGGTGCTTTCCACGATATCCTGCACGCGCTCGTTATCGAACTTCGTCAGTTCGGGGTCCGATTCGCCGTCCAGCGCAGGATCGTAGGCGCAAAACACTTCCAGCCCGTGAATGGTCACGGTCTTGCCGTTGTCCGTTACGCGGTGGGAAGGGGTGTTCATTGCCGAAGTATCTCGCAGGAGTTATTGCAAGTCAATGGGTTAGGCAAATACGCGGTAGGGAATGCTTGGTTCCGGGGTGAACGTCGGGAGCAACGCGACCTGCTCCTCCGTCAGTTCAAACGCCACGCGCAGGTTGGCGTGGAAGCGCGGGTCGCCGGGTCGGGTTACTTCGCCGTCCTCGTTTAGCGCGGGCGGGATGGGGCCGATGAAATCGACCGAACAAAACGCGGCGGGGACGAGAGCAAGTTCCCCAATGGCGACCTCTTGCTCAATAAGGATTCCGGCTGCTTCCAGCGCATCTTCCATTTGCGCTTCCGTATTAGTTCGAAGCATAAAATCGGTCATAGGGTAAGGTTTTGGATCGTGGAGTCAGGCAGTCGTGTCGGCCAATACTTGATCTGCCGGATGGAGTTGTTCAGGACAACGTTCGCGTCGGTTAGGCTTGTTCCATTGGTGCTGGTCGCGCCGAGGACAAGCCATGTCGGGGTTACCGAGAACGCGAGCGACGAGCCTGTAGCAACCGTGCCACCGTTCAAGCAGACGCTTGCGCTGCTGCCGTTGTACCCAAATGCGCCCTTCGTCCTTGCGCCGCTTGTGAGCGTGTTGGCCGTGGTGATTTGGTTCGCGCCGCCGAAATCCCTGAGCCGCAGATTGCCTGCGGCGGCGGTTTGCATCAGGTGCAGGTGCTTGTTCGCAACGTCATCCGTGGACAGCACCGTGCGGTTGGTGCTTCCGCTCGCTCCAGCGCGCACCCCGCCGAACCAATCCGCGTAGAACGTGCCCTGCGTTCCGCCCTGATACCACGACGAGAAGTTCGTCCCGGTCATCACGCAGAAATCCGCCACCCTCGTCGCCGTGCTCGCGACCGTGGGGATGTACGAGGAGGCACCGGAGCCTGTTTCAAACATGCATCCGTAAACAAGCACTCCATTCGGTGCTTGCCCTGCGATGCTTGCATAGCCCGTGCCGTTGGACGTACACGGCAGCAATACAGGAAACCAAAATGCTGCCGTTCCGGTAAACGTGAACTGGATGCGAAACCACCCGTTCGGATACTTGGTGATGATGTTTGATCCGCTGACTACGGTTCCCGTCGTGTTTCCCAACGCGCCATTTCCGCTCAAATCAAAGAACGCCCCGTGGATCGTCCCGCCTGATTGAACGTTGATCCAAATCCAGTTTGCGCCGTCAGCCTTTGCAAACACGGACATGGTGTAAGTCTGTGCCGTAAGAGAAACGCCGTTGTAATACAACGAAGATGACGCGGAAATACTGGTGGCTGAAAGTTTGGAACCGGAGTTGTTTACCCCGTTTGGCCCGTTACCTCCGGTAAACGTGGCTCTCGCCACAGTTCCAGCCGTAAACCACGGCGACTGATCTACCGCTTCGGAGTATTGCAATAGGTTCGTCGCCTGCCCCTCCACCAGCAGTCCCCTCGGTGCTAGCGTGATCGGGTCGTAGTCGAAGCGGGCCTTCGTCGGGTCGTTGGTCGGCGCAGCCGCCATCGTTGCGACGTACCCCTGCGAGTTGATGTATGTGGCTTGTGAATTGCGAATGAACGTACATCTTGGATCAAGCGACCCCGTGGTGAAGTCCAGCGAGAGCGTGGAGCCGTCGCCGTCCGCACCCAACAGCATCGCGGATCGGGATGAACCCGTCAGGCCGGGTCGGTTGTAGCGGGTGCTGCGGCGCATTAGAGCGTGGTCACGAACACGCCCATCGTCGGCGTGCCGCTTGCGGCCTTGAACTGCACCTGCACCAACTGGTGCCCTGCAATATCCACCATTGCGGAAGCCACCTCCACATTACTCGCCGCTGCCGTTCCGGGGCTATACAGGTTCGCCGCCGGGGTGCCTGCAACCTGCGCAATCACCGCGAACGGTCGCTGCGTCGCGCTATCAAGGCTGTAGGTCGGGACCGTGCCGCTGCTAAACGTCAGGTTGAAATCAGCCAGCACGGTCGGGAGCCAGTACGTCAGGCCGTCCGCGCTGTTGACTTTGCCCGTGTATCCGACCACGCGCACGCCCGTCGCGGAACCGATGCTGGTGCTGCTCGCATAGGGCATGATCCGCAGCAGCGAAGGCGACATCCCGTTCAACTGCTGGTCATACACCATGCCGCTTGAAGGCTTGGTGGCCGACAGGGTGGCGATGCTCGCGTAGGACGAACCCACGCTTGCCACGCTCACGTTCGTGTAGGGTCGCTGATATGTGATGATCGTTGCGTCTGCCATGTCGATGCCTTTCGTTTCCGGAACGCTATCCATCGTAGCGTCCTGCAATGCGTACACAATCCTTTGTGTCAACCCGATACGAAACCCGCGTCGGGGAACTTGCCCGTGTCGATCAACGCCTGCCGTCGCCCGTTGTGCCGCTTGATGGCCGCGTAGTCGGGTTGGCCGTCATCGTCCACCCATCTTTGCGCCATCGCCACGGCAACCGGGATGGGCTTCCATCCGCAGCGGCAGTTGAAGCCGCCGGGGGTGTTGATCCCCTGCGCGTCAATTTGCTCAACGGTCGCCACGTAGCCGTCCATCGCCCGGTGCGTGTCGCGGGTCCGGTTGTCCTTCGTCGCGCTGAACTGCATGACCGGGACGAACGCCTGCACCTTTTCGTCGCGCACGATGTCTAACTGCCCCTGCGAGGATGCCCGGTTCAGGTTGGTCCGGTAGACCGTTTCCAGCCGTGCCGCCGTCAGGTCGGTCCCCGTGGTGAGCGTCGCCTGCTCCACGAAGTCGCCTACCCCTAGCCGTTCAAGCCGCTTTCCGGCCACCGACCGGGTGACATCGCCACGTATCACCTTTGCCAGCAGGGACTTGACTTCCGTAGCCTGCTTCGCCGTCATGCCTGTGACGAAGAACGCGCCACGGGCAATCGCCTGCACGCCGGGGGTCCGGCGCACCTGCACGCCTTCGGGCAGGGTCGCGGTTTGCTGCCCCGGCACGGGCGGGGGCTTGGTCCCCAGCATCGCCGGAAGCACCAGCCGCGCCAAGTCGGGGCTGCGGTCCAGCATCTTGGTCAAGGCGGTATTGGCTTCGTCCTTCCGCAACTCCCCGGCGGCTTGGAAGGCGTTGTCGATCAGCGCATCCCACTTCGCACGGGTGATCGGGAGCAGGTCGGCAAATCTGCGGATGACTTCCCGCGCTGGGCCTGCCTTGAAGCGCACGCCGATGTCGGGGATGTCACGGTCGAACCGGGCGGGGGCGGTCGGCTTGGGGATGCTCACCCCGGCGGCGTGCAGACTGTATTGCGCGCCCAACGCCCACGACGCAAGCAGCAGGGCGGCTGTATCGGCTTCCCATGCGTCCCATTCGGCGGTCGGGTCGCGGTCCTCCACCTGCGCTGCGATGGCACGGCGGTAGGCCTGCGCCCCGTCCGCATAGACGGCGCGGAGCAGGTCCGCGATAGGCGCGGCGCGCTTCGCCACGGGTTACACCCACCGCTTCATCGTGAACGTCACAGGGGCATCCGGGGCGGGTTCCGTGCCTTCCGGCGCGGCGGTCCCGTTCTTGCCGAGGATGGCATCTAGCGGGTTTCCGCTACCGTGATTCAGTCCGAGGATGGGTTCGTCCTCCTGTGGCTGCGACAGCCCCAGCAGGTCACGCACCTCGCGTTCGGACACCCGGCCACCCATCGACACGAACTTCTCAATGGCTTCCAACCGCTCCTTCGGGTCGGGCCGCTCCGGGGCAAACTGGAAGCGCAGGGCGGTGGATTCCTCCTCCGTCGCCCCCAGCATCCGCGCCACCACCCGCACAAAGTCGTTCGTCAGGCTGTCGGCCAGCGCGTCCGCGTGGTAGCGGATGATGCGGGACAGGGTATCGGCGTGCAGACTTGCCACCCCTGAACCCAGCCCGGTGCTGCCAGCCTCGCTCGAAAGCGACTGCCCGAGGATCGCTTCCTTGATCTTGCTGCTAAACCAGTTCACAAGGTCAAGGAACACCGTGGCGCGGCCCGCGTTCGGCTCCTTGATGTCGATGTCGTACACCTTCTCCGTACCGGACTGCGGGAGCAGCACGGAGTTGTCGTTGGTCAGGTTGGCTAGGACGTTCTCCATCATGGCGCGGCCAGCGTCCTGCCCAAGCGGGTAGTACCCCACCCGAATGCCCATCGCGTACCGCTCCGCGTAGGTGATCGCGTCCTGAAGGATCTCCTGCTTCGCCAGCCACATAAACCAACAGACATCCCGCGCGCCTACGCCCCGGTAGATGCTTTCGGTGCTGTTGGGGTCGTTGAAGTCAGGCGCGGCCACGAACACCCGGTGGAGGATGACCGACTTCCGCTCCTCCTCCGTGAAGATATGCACGCGGCTATCGAAGCCGATGTTCTGCTCGTTCGGTCCGTGCGCGCCGTAGTCCGCGCCAACGCGCATGGCAAGGTTGCCGCGCTGGTCGTAGGCGAGGGTGTCGGGGTGGAACGGATACCACTCCTTCACGCACACGCCAAAGTTCGCGTGCCGCCCGTACACCACGTTGGCTGCGCTGTTGCCGTACCACACGGCTTCGTGCATGGCTCGCACGAAATCGGAACGGCGGGGGATCGCGTCGTAAATCTTCCCGATGCGTTCAGCCAGCGCGACCAGCCGGGGGTTCTCGTCATCGTCAGCGATGACCGCCCATTCAAGGGAAGCCAGCGTGACTTGCAGGGACCGCAGGACACCTTCGATGTCCGCATCCGCCCGCATCATCATCTGATACTGCGGGTTCAGGCGATACGCCAAACTGCTGTTGCGGAGCAGTTTGTCGGCGGTCGTGAAGAATGACCGCTGGACTTCGACCGGGGTAGCAAGGGGTGCAGACGGTGCGCGGTCAACCGGGGCCGGGAGTGGCTTCCGTGGCCGCTCGTCCGGTGTCAGCCCGTTCATCAACGGGTTGGGGTTTTGACCGCGCTTCTTGCTCACAGTTCGCCCCTACGCTCAAGGTCAAGCGCGATGGCGACGGCTTGCTTCTGCGGCTTGCCTTCGTCCATCAACTTGCGGATCTTACGC